TACGTCATTATTATTGCTGTTTGTACCACTCTGTTTCTGTGCGATCACTGCGGATGCTTTTGCAGGTATAATCTTACCAGTTGCAATCTCCGGTGTTTTAAATGGTACACTTGCCAACTCTTTAGACTGCTTCATAAAGGTTTTTATTGTATCTGGGAATGCTCTTTCCAGACCAACACTAATACCTGCGGGTAGCATCTTTCCAACCTTATCTCGCATTAATCTTGATGGAGAATGGATTCCAAAGAAACTCTTTACTGAATCAAACGCTTTGCTTGCAAGACTTGTCATTTTATCAACCAAAATCCATGCAAAATCTCCAATACCTTTTGCTATACCTTTTACAATGTTTTTTCCAACACTTAACCAGTTCACTTTTGTAAACTTATCTTTCATTTTCACTACTGCATTTTTTGCTTTAGTAGCTAAACTACTAGGTAAGCCTTTAATTCCATTGACTGCATATGTAATAATTTTCCTTGCGGCTGTCTTTACTGTTGATAATTTACCAGTGATACCACTTCCAACATTTTTGACACCATTAGTACCTATTTCTTTTAATTTGCTAGGTAAATTTTTGATACCATTTACAAGGCTGCTATATACGTTTTTTATTGCATTGACTGCATTAGATTTTGCACCCATGATACCGTTCTTAATACCCACAATAAGACTTTTACCAAGTGACAACCAATCATAGGCTGCAAACACACTAACGATTGCCATGATAATTTTTGGAATACTTGCAATAAGTGTAGGAATTGACTGAATCAATCCTTTAATCAATATCGCAATAAGTTTCACACCTGCGACTAAAATTTTAGGTGCATTATCATTGATTACACCTGCAATGTTAATCACGATTTCGGGAACATTTTTGATGATATCTGGCATGGCATTAGCTATACCTTTAGCAAGATTTAACATAAGACGGAGACCAGAATCTACTAATTTTCCTGCATTGCTTCTTAAGTTTGCAGTAAAATTGGTCAGTGCTGATAATCCTTTACTGATAAACTGCTGTGTACCATTTGTGATACCTTTTGCTAAATTATCCATAAATGACACACCAAGTTGTGTTAATGCCGTTATTGCTTTTCCTGCAACCGAAATTGCGTTGACAAATATTCCAACCCAGTCGATGGATGTTAATAACGCTGATAATTTTGTTCCTAACTGTGACCAGTCCGTTGTTGTCAGTGCATTATCTAATGTTGTAAGGATTCCTAATACTAAACCAGACAAACTTGTACCAATCGAATTAACATCTAACTGTGCTATCGCACCGTTTAATCCCTGCCCAATAGATTTACCAATTGTATCCCATTTAAGGGTATTTACTGCACCTGCGAGCATCTGAAACGGAATGTTGATACGGTTAGCAAACAACCGTCCTACATTAGACCAGTCAACCTCATTGAACATACCATTGATTCCAACACCAATTTTTGCCCCT